GCACTCGTCCGGGGTCATTTCGACAGCGGCGGTGCACACCTCCCCATCCCACGAGGCGTAACCTACGTGTTTGTCTCCCGGATCGATGGAGATCCAGAAGTCGGGAAGCGTGCACCGTCGCATGGCAGACTCCGGTTGTTAGGGGTCGATTTGGAGGGTCACCGTGATGGGAGCGTTGTGCACCTTGAGGCGGAGGCGGACCAGCCCCCAATCGACCTCGGTCGGGGGCTCGACCTCCATTCCACCTTCCTTGTTGCGCAGGTGAGTGACGATCACCTTAGCCAGCCGGAGGGCCAAGGCTCGTTCCCGGTCGTGGATTTCCTCGGTCGATCCCACTCTACCTCCAGGTATGTGACACGTCGACGACGACGCGGTTGTGGTTCTTGCCAGGGCCGGGCAGGGTGAAGGCGCGGAACGGCAGGCGTGCCCGGACGCCCAGCCCGATGGATGTCAGGCCTTCGAAGTCGCCAGCCAGGACGAGCGCGCGGAAGGTCCGGAACCGGCTGTTGATCCGGGGGACGTCCTGGAGCGTCACTCGGCCGGTGTTGATATCGTGGCCGTTGGTGTTAACGACGATTAACAGGCGCGCCCCACCGGCTACGGGGATCACCGCACCCGAGCCGTCGGCTGTGATCTGGCTCACGTACCGCACGTTGAAGCCGGGGGTCGGTCCGGTGATGTCGAACACGATGCGGTCGGCGCAGGGACCGGTCGCGGCCCGAACGCGGTCGATGTGTCCGGGGGACAAGCCGGGGGCGGTTTTGGGGAGCGAGCCCCAGGCCTCGACGGGACAACCGGAAGGGGTGGCCTGAACGGCCGGACCCCCTCCGGCGTCAGCCATGGCGGGGGCAACGGAAGCCATGCCGGTGCAAAGCACCAGGGCGGGGAGCAAGAGACTAAGCCGCATCGGACCATCTCTTTCTGTCTACGGCGAATGGGACATCGAGCCCGCCAATCTCGACCAGCCGGTTGTGGAAGATGGAGGTCCCCAGGTCGCAGATCTTATCGATCTCGTCCGTACGATCCTCGGGCACTTCCAGCACCAGCGAGTCGTGAATCTGAAGCAGCAGCCACTCGGGCCACTGCTCATTGACCTCGACCATCCAGAGCTTCATTAGTTCTGCGACAGTCCCCTGAATGACCGCATTCCAGGCCTTGTGGGTCCGCTCGCCGTAACCGAAGGTACGACGTCGGCCCGTGACCTTGAACGTCAGATAACCGAGCCCGCCGTTGCTCGGCGGCTCGGCACGCAACTGCGCTGCCCAGGATGCCTTCTGCATCTCAGGGAACGCGTCGATGTATCGCTGGCGGAGCGCCCTCGTGTCGGTCCGGCTGTACTCGATGCCGGTGAACTGCAAGATCTGGGCACGGAGGGTGTCGATGCCAGCGCCGTACAGCATCCCGAAGGTGAGGCGCTTGGCCACGGCGCGATACTGCTCCCACATGTCGTCGCCCGGCTTGACGCCGAACACCGTGGTAGCGGTCTGGCCGTGGACGTCGGTACCGGCCAGCAGGACCCCGAGCATGCCCTCGCAGCGGCTGATCGAGGTCGCGACACGGACCTCGGCCTGGGCCAAGTCCAGCTCCCAGTGATCGTGGTCCGGCTTCGGACGGAAGAACTTGCGGATCGGGCGGATGCCCTTGGGAATCTGGTAGGCGTGGGGGATAGCTTGGAGCTGCACCCGCTCGACGGACAGGCGGCCCGAGATCGCCCCACCCGTCTTGCCACCGGGGCGGTCGGACTCGATCCGGCCTTGACGGTAGTTGCAACGGAGGCGCCCATCCGGACCAGTCGCGGCGGGCCAGCCTCGGTACCATTTCGCCTGGGCCGATTGGTAGCCCTTGACGAGCTGGAAGGCCTTGGCGTCCATGGCCATCGGGTGATGGGAGTCGGCCAGCTCGCGGATTACATCCACCTTGACGGAGGGCACCTCGAAATACGCTCTTGCCGCCGGATCGGTGGCACGGAAGGGTAGTGCGGCCTTGGCCTTCTCCAGCTCCTCGTTCAGATGGTCCAGCTCGGCGAAGCAGCCCTCTTTGTCGAAGCCGATGCCCCGGTTCTCCATGTCGAACAGGGTACGCATCATCGCCAGTTCGAGCTGACGTACCTCCTCGAAGTGCCTCCAGACCGCGCCCTCGCTGACGTAGTCCATCTGGTGTTCCCACAGACGGAGCGTCTGATTGGAGTCCTTCGCCGCATAGGGCCGGAGTGTGTCCCAGCGGAGGATGTCGTACCGCCAGGTTAGGCCCTTGCCCTGTCGCTTGCGCTCATGCTCGATCGCGGCGGCCTGCGCTCCCTCGTCCTCGCCCCACAACCGCTTGGCCGTGGGCTTCAACGAGGAGCTGTACAGCGGCCAGATGAGGCCGTTCACGTGCTGGGTATCCCAAGTCACGGAGCGGCTGAGATCAACTCCCGCTGACTCGTCCAGGCGATGCCCCACGTGGAGGATATGACAGTCGAACTTGGCGTGGTGCATGATCAGCGGATGCCGGGATAGCCAGAGTAGCAACGGACGCAGGTCGGAAATGGGGAGATTGAACGACCCGTCGTCGTAGTCAGGCAGGCCGTCAAACAAGTCTCGGCGCCAGTGCGGCATCGGAGGCAGCGGGAAGAACCCGGGACGGCTCCGTGGGGACCAGGCGCATCGGCCCGGCTTGCCGTAGAGCCAGCCCTGATCGAAGGGCCAGACCTGGTCTACGATTTCGTGGGTGTGCGGATCACGCCAGGAGGCTGATACGACAGAGACCCGGGCGCGTGGCGCTTTACCCGGGTCTCCGTCAGTAAATAGGCCGGAAGTCTCAGTGTCTACCGCTATGGGTGTGGTCTCCGGCAGGAGCGGCAGCAGCATATACTATCGTAGCACGCGCGGGCACTACGTGTCAACCCCCAGTAGGCGACAGCCGTAGGTGATCGCCGCACGAATGGCAGATCAGCGCCTGGATGATGTAAGGGCCGACGAACATGTAGACCATCTTAGCCGAGCTAATCGGCATCTCGCAGGCGTCGCACTCCTCGAAGCACTCGCACATGCGGACCTGGTCCCAGTGCTCCTGGCAGAACAGGGCTCGATGCCGAGGCACGTAGTAAAGCATGCGGGGGAAGTTGACCCGATGGCAACAGGTGAACAGCTCCCCCGTCGCCATGTCGCGGCTCATGCGGTTCATGACGGCGCGCTCGATGGTGCCGTCCATGTGGGCGAAATGGGCGCCCTGCGGGGGATGCAGCTGGAGGTTGGCTACGTAGGTCTGGACCTCGGCACAGGCGGCCTGGATCTGGTCGTGCATCGCGGTCTGGGCTGGGTTTGACACCTATCCTGCTCCAAACAATCGACGACGGCAGCGCGGGCAAATGCCCGACGCGAACCATTCACGGATTCCTCGGTCGACGGTGAGGAGCGCCCTCTGTACGAACGCTCCCGCTTTCATGGCGTCAGCGTCTGCCGAGGGGACCTCGACCGTCACGGAGCGTGGACCTCGGTGTCCGGGCTCCAGGCAGGCGGGAGACGTCAACACCGCCGTGTTCCCAACTAGAATGACAGGGATCTGTGCAGCATCGATCGTCATGGCAGACTCTCCGGTGATTAGGTGCACCGGCCCGTCGAATGGTCGTAACCCCGAGTTAACGGCCGAGAGCCGGACCGATGCAACTCCAATCGTACCAGCGGGTCGCACCGCGTGTCAATGCCGGGTGAAGTCCTGCCTAAATTCGAGGTCCTTCAGCATGCCACGCACCCGTTCGGGCTCGGTGCCTCGCCCGAGCAAGCAGGGATCGGTGAAGCCGCACTTCCACTTGCAGCGCTCCGGATCGGGGTGGCGCGGGGTGATCAGCGATTCCGGCATGTCCAGGTGGTCGTAGGCGGCCACGATGTCGAACGCGGTCGAGCGGATCTCGTCGACCATGGTCTCCAGCTCGTGATCGGTGTGCACGATGGTCGTTCGGCTGAACCGGTTTTTCAGCTCCATCGGACCCTGGTTCTGCTGGGTACGCGCCGAGTTGTGAATCACGCCAAAAATGTGGGTGCCGAGGAACTGGTTTAGGATCCACTGGTAGATCGCGAACTGGTCGTCCAGATCGCACTCCCGCTTCGAGGGCAGGTTCTTCTGCGCCTTGTGGTCGTAGAGCCAGAAGTAGCCGTGCGGATCCTTGACCAGCCAGTCGATGCGGCATTTGATATTGACAACGCCCTCGATCAACGGCAGCTCGCGTCGGGCCTCGACCTCGATGATCTCCAGCTCGGCGTCCTTCTGTTGCCACATCTGGACATAACCCGCGTACATCCAGCGAATCAGCTCGATGTGATCGGAGGGGAAGCGTTGCACCGTGTCGTCCGCGATGGCCTCGATGTCATACAGCGCGTCCAGGTAGGCGAGGACCGCATCCATCGCCTTGGCCAACGAGCCGGTCGCCTGCAGGATCCGGTAGTGCTTCTCCAGCACCGAGTGCCAGAGGATCCCCTTGCTGAGGGCCGGGCTGAGGGCCGAGTGAACCCATCTCTCGGCGTAGCTCAACCGCCACTTGAATGGGCACTGTCGCCAGGTGTCGATCTCAGACCAGGAGATTGTTCGGACGGTCAAGGTAACTCCAAATATGAGGCGGCCCCCGGTTCCTCTCGGAGGGGCAGACGAACCGGGGGCCTATCTCGGAGGGGGCCTTAGTCGGGCAGGGGACCGGTGATCCGGTGAGTCGAGTCTCCCGTCGGTGCTCGTGGCCCAGTCGGGCCGATCCCCCACCCTAGCCCGCGCGCCTCCACTGAGCACGACCGTCGCCGTAACCTCGGCGCGGGCTGCATTGAGTTTTACTGCTCGACGAACTCGCCTTCGGCCTGGGCAGGCTCGGCAGCCTCGCCCTCAGCGGGCTCGGGCTGGGAGATCAGCTCGATCTCCTCGTCGGCAGCCAGTTCCTCGCGGGTGTCGCCGTCCGTGAACTTGATGAGGAGCTGGGTGGGCGAGATCGCGCGGAGCACCTCGGCTTCGCGTCCCTCGTTGTCACCCGTGGTGAAGCGGACGATCGAGCCCTTCTTGGGACGCTTGGCCTGACGTGCGCGCTCCTCATCACGCTGGGCCTTGGTGGCGGCTGCGAGCTTCTGGCGCTCGGACTTGGCGGCGTCCTTTTGCTGGGCCTTCTCCTTGGCCGCGTCCAGGGTGGCGGCCCAGTGCGACTCGACACCGGCTCCGCGCTCCTGGTCGAGACGCTGGGCGATGTCCATAGCGGAGAGCTGCGGCCAACCGTCCTCGGGGACGTTGTCGGCTTCGATTCCGCCGTGCTCCTGGATGTACCAGGGGTCGGGGAGCGTCTCATCGGCGAGATGGGCCTTGCGCAGGCGGGACAGGTAGGTGGCGTCGCCGCCCGGTGCCCACTTGCGGTTGGCGAACTTGCCGCTGCCCGAGAAGCAGCGCTTGAAGTTCGTGGTTGGGGTGTCCTGGGTGGTCTCTTCGGCGGTGGTCACACATGGCTCCTTAGGAACTGGGCCTCATGGCGGGGGCCTCCGCTACCATCCTACCACGCGGGTCGGATGGGTACAATACCTACGGTTTGCAGGCTTCGAGCGAGTCGATCCAGAGCTGCAAATCGCTAGAGTTTCGTCCACGGGTGACGATCGTGCGGCCTGGCCAACCGGTGTCAGTCCAAATCTGGAGCGATCCTTCACCCAGGGTGTAGTGCATCTGGATGTTGAACGCGCCAACACGCCATGACGTTCCATCGCGGTTTGGTTCCCCTATTTGAGCCAGCAGCCAGTCGTGGGCTGCTTTCATCGTGATGCGGACGTTCTGGTTCTCTGCATCTGTATCGAGCTGTGGCATCAGCCTGCATCCTCCATGGCCTCATTAGGCGTCGGGCTAAAGACTGTGCGGGTCAGGTAATCGCCGAACATTACGGCACCACCTGCGTACGCTTCCGTTGCCTCCTGGGCATCGAGTTGGAAGACCAAGATGATGCGAGTGAGCAGCGAGCCGGACGGCTTCCTTGCGCCGTTCCTCAACTTGCTGGCCATCGTGTAAGTACACCCGGTCAAGCGGGCGAACTCATCATTTGTGACCACGGTCATACCTCCTCATGACGCCCAGTATAGCACGCGCGTCACGCCCCGTCAACTCAGCGTCATTAGCCTTAAGCCGACCGGGGGAATAGTGCTTGACACGCTATTGCGCCGCTTGGTGGAGCCATTAGAGCGCGGGCTTGACTGGGGTAACCACCTGTGGTAGGATGGTGGGGTGCGCCACACCATACAGATTCGACACACCGGTACGGGCGGAGTCGCCACAGAGGCGGCCATCCGGCAGGCAGTGCAGGAGCTGATCGGCACACCGGACGCCCCGGTGACATTCATCGTCCCCGCGTACCAAGGGGAGCCGGGCGTCTATTCCATCGAGTTGGAGGAGCGACATGACCGACGCGATCGCGTCAGGGGTGCCACGGACCCTGGCGGACACGGAGGACGTAGTCAAGGTGCTGTACTACGGGGAGCAGGGGACGGGGAAGACGCTGGATCTGGCCACCCTTGGCCGGTTAGGTCCAATCATCTTCGTTAACGCCGAGGGCGGCATCAAGAAGCGCCCCCTGCGGATCTTCGACGTCCCGGCGGAGAACATCATTCTGGAGCCCGCCACCTCGTACGAGCAGCTCGAAGGCCTATATTGGAAGCTGCGCAGGCAGATCGAGGCGAACGATCCCTCGCGACCCGTGGGGATCAACTTCGATAGCCTGACCGAGATCACGACCACCCTGGCCGAGGTGGCGACCATGCGGCGGGTGCACGGCGCGCGGGAGAAGGCCGACGCCCTGGGCATCGTGGCCGAGGCGGAGAAGATCAACCCATTCCGTACGGCGCTCGACGACTACGGGATCATGACGGTGCAGATGCGCCATCTGGCGAGGCGCTTCCGCGACCTGCCCATGCACGTCGGGTTCTCGGCCCTATCCAAGCGAGACGTCGACGCCACGGGCGGGGGAGAGGCGGGGGACGTCGTCACCTATCGCCCGGCCCTGACCCCGGCTTTCGGCAACGACATCCGAGGCTACGTCGACATCGTGGTCGCGACCAAGGTCGCCTCGGATGGCCGGTACGTCGGCATCACCAAGCCGCGTTACGGGCTCATGGGGAAGGACCGGTTCGGGGCGCTACCCGTCACGATGGTCGACCCCACGTTCGAGCGGATCATCGCCATCATCAACGACGAACTGGATCCCGACGAGTGCCGTTGGGTGCCGGAAGCATGAGGGGCTCACGGGAGCCGGTCATCGTCGGTAAGGGCTACACGGTGACGCTCACGATCACCCGCACCGATCGGGTGTCGTACCCGAGCGGGGAGTACGGCGATAGCCTGTCGCCGCCGATCGAGGAGCGCCACGAGGAGCTATCGGTCACGTCATCACAGGACGATCTCGCTCGCGCGGTCGACGTGGCAATCTCCATGCTCAAGCTTCAGCACCCGGACGGCACCTGATGAGCGCGCTACCGGTTCGGGTGACTCGGATCATCGAGTACACCTACGTTGACGCGGAAGAGGCGGTCCGGGACATGGAGCGCTGGGCCGTGCCAGCGAACGGCGCGACGAACTTCAACCGACGGATGCAGATCCGATCGGCGGTGATCGGACCGGTGTTCGGCGAGTCCTGGGAATTGGATATCGACGCCGGGCAGGACCCCAGCGCGATCGATAGGATCCTTGGGGAACTCAGGCCGGAAGATCCCGAGAAATGACCCCCGGGCAGCCTTGACAGGCGGTCCCTACGGGTGGTAGGATGGTAGAGCTGGGGCCATGCGTGCCCCCTAGCAGAGAGAGAAGGCTGTTATGCCGCAACTGAATGAGACCTACGCATCGGGGATCGATGA